CTTTTAATTCACTGGGCATCAATGTACTATATATCCTAGTAAAGTTCTCGTCTATAACTATAACCGCCTGTTTTTTGTACCATCCAAACCTGTTCATTATCCGTTCGAAGATACCCTTCTTGTGCTTTGGATATTTTTCCTCACGAACCTGCTCTAATTCTTTCATTGCATCTGTTAAATCTTGTTCTGTGATTTTTGTCGGTCTTGCGAGACTTGTACTAATCCTTGTTATTCCATTTTTCTCCATATTACTTATTCTCTTAATTTATTTTTCTTACTTACGAGTCGTTTCTGATATACCTCGTGTCCCACTAAAACTGGCTCTGGTTCTATAGACACCTTATCCAAATCACTTGTTATCTCAATCGCAGGTTTGGCAATCTCTACTTGCTCAAGTATCTCATCATCTACTCGAGCCTTATATTTTCTCATTTCTATTTCAATCTGATCATCTAATCTCCTTTTAAGAGCCCCTTCTAATCCTCTGATAAACTCTTCAAACTCCTCTTTAAACAACCACCTGAGGAATTTACACCACCATACGTATTTCTTCTCTGTATACTCCTCCTGCTCTGGCATTGTCCATCTATATTTCTTAATTGTTACTCTCCTATTCACGTTATTATTCTTTTAATTTAAATATTCTTTTAGAGCTTCTTTAATCGTGTTCTGGCTGAATTTCTTGCCGTCAATCTCTATCATCTTTTCAGGCGGCTTACTTAATCCCGTCTCTTTTAAATACCCGTACTTTATGTCTCCACTTACAAACTCCCCGCAGGTTAATGTTTTCTCTGCCTTGCCAGTCTCTCTCCACTCACACACCCCTATAAACACCTTGCCTTCTACATCATACTTTCCACCCACTTTGGAATACAAAGATACTCTTGCTGATTTAGCTCTTAAATTTCCACCAATCTCCTGAGACCTGCCAATCTTCTGATACCCATCGACCTCCTGAGACCGACCAACCACCTGATACTCACCAACCTCCTGAGACTCACCAATCTCCTGATACTTGCCAATCTTCTGAAACCCACCAACCTCCTGAGACCAACTAACCTTCTGATACCCACCAACCATCTGATGCCAACCAACCTCCTGATACCCACTAATCTCCTGAAACTCACCAATCTCCTGATACCCAACAACCTCCTGAGGTCCAACAACCTTCTGATACTCACCAACCTCCTGAGACCCACCAACCTCCTGATACTCACCAACCTCTTCCCACATATCAACCAGATATGACTTATGAACATTAATAGATTTTTCACATTTGAGATACTTTACCTCTAATCTGCCCGTTATTTCTACATCATTCTCAAAATATACTGCCTCATCTGGGTGTATGAAATCACCCTCTATCTTCGTATCCGTATAGACTTTAAACTCTATACCGTAAAACCTTTTTGTTTCCATCTTAGATATAACTTAATTTATATGTTCTCTCAAAGCCTCCTTAATCGTATCCTTGCTATACTTCCTCCCATCTATCTCTATCATATCCTTAGACTCGCTTAACTCCCTCTCTACGTCAACACCTGTTATCTCCTTGAAAATCTCGTTGTCCCAGTTAGGCAACTCTAGTGTTTTCTTCCTATCTTCCTCCGTTGCGTTGTCCCAAGCCCTTCTCCAAGCTTCTTTATAACCATACACCTTTAAGTAGCCACCCGTTATCTCATATGTAGAATTCTCTTCTTTTTCTTCTTTAGTCATGTCCTCTTCTGCAACCCACTCTACCAAATCAAAATAAAAGTAATTTGGTATATATTCAGTTACCTCTTCGTATGTCATACCAGTATCCTTGTTAAACATTCTAACTGTTGGCTTTGCGGTATTAAGATATCCAGTGTTCCAGTCTCCGGAGTTCCAGTTTCCAGAGTTCCTGCCTCCAGAATTCCAATTTCCAGAGTTCCTGTTGCCAGAGTTACAGTTTCCAGAGTTCCAGCTTCCAGTGTTTAAGTCTCCAGAGTTCCTGTTACCAGAGTTCCAGTCACCAGAGTTCCAGTCTCCAAAGTTTCTGTCTCCGGAGTTCCTGTTTCCAGGGTTCCCGTCTCCAGAGTTCCTGTTACCACAGTTGAAGTTTCCAGAGTTCCAGCTTCCAGTGTTCTCACTTCCAGTATTCTCGAACATATTTAATATAAGTTAAATTATCTAACACAGCCACTCTAAACACTTCGCAACTTCCTTGCCCACATTCATGGTTGGAGAAGAAACATGCCTAGAGCAGCTATGTTAAAGAACTAGACAGCAGAGAGTGGACAGTAACAATACCTTTGTGGAATACCGCTACCCTCTAGCTGTCTTAAACGTGCCCACCTGCCACTGCCATATGAATCCCGTCATAAAAACAGATGGACACACCTAAAATAACGTCTTATCCAACCACTCCTCTAAAAGACCATCTACACGCTTCTCTAGCTTACACTTCTGATCCTTAATCACCATTGGTGGTACATTACCATACCTTTTGCTTTCTACGCGCCTTTGCAGATCTCTAAGCTCCTTAACCAGCTTAACAAACTCTTTAGCTTTCATATCCGATTATCCAGTCATATATCTTTACTGCTAGTAAACCACACCATAGACCTATTACAGCTCGTATAAAGGGCAAGTACTGCATGATTGTGAAGTATTGCGCCAACTCTTTCATAATCGTATTGTTAAATAACTTGTCCCAATAGCCAGTGAATGAGAGGACCCACTCCCAGCTATGGGGAGAAATTATCTAACCCACTCAACCCACATCTGATTAAACAACAGAAAATATGCAACAAATAATGATAGCCATATTAGTGCGGTCTTAATAGAGATCTTGGATCTTTTCTTGCGGTTAATGAAATCCATATTTTGCAGTGTTTAATTTATGAACTGATACACGATAACACGCCCATGCGGGTTTGTCAAGTGTTGATGTTGTATATCTCAAATTCAAGGTATTCTTCCCCCTTGTCTACTATATCTTTCCATACTTTAAGCTGAGTAATATACCTGTCGTTAAAGTCATATTTCTTTTGCAATACGTCTAGGAAAGGTTTGAGAGCGTTATCTAGGTCAAAGAGGATTGTTGAAACTCCTACGAGTATGTGTAAGCCTATTGGCTTCTTGTCCTCTATTTCGATATCATTGGGAAGCTTGTAGAGCAATTCCTCTTCAAATGTTTTATACTTATTGGTCTTATACCTGCGACCTTGCCAGGCTTCGTTTACTGACAGTGGTTTTATGTAGATTTTCATAGGTGTACGGCCTTGACTGATAAGCGTATCATTGTATAGATTTCTTGCTTGACTGTCAAACCCTTCAGTGCTATCATGTACAGATGGCTATTAGATCTAGCGAGATAATCAGATACGTAAAGCTTATTATTCCTGCTATCGCAGCGTTCTCTCCCTATGTGCGAAAGATCATATTCGCAAGAGATAATGGTCAGTGCCAGGTATCGGGGAAACGGTTCAAGGATGGCTGGATGATGCATTGTTCCCACTTTAATCACGATAGATCCTCCCCGTACTACAATTCACCTGAAAATGGACAGCTAGAGGGCATTAGAGAGCATTTGTTCGATACTCACTGGGCTCTATTTGAAGCTAACCCTTCCCGAGAGAACATGCGAGCCATAGAACTCCTCACAACTATAGCTTATGCTAAAGGTTATCATACAGACGAATACTATGAAGATTATCCAGATCAGTTAGGGTTAGACAGATTAGACCTGGAGGAAACATACGAGCAAATGGGAGAAGATGTTTATGACTGGATAGACTACGATCGTTTATATGATGAGTTCCAAATACCTCTCACTCCACCTGATCCCAGTTAGAGTATAGGAAGCCAAGCACTACCGCAGATAGCACTAAGACTGGAATTCTCAATTGAATACACCTGTAGCTTAGACACGCAATTGTCATACCATCTAGTACGCCAAGAATACCCCATATAAAGAAGCCCTCTATAAATAATAGGAATAGTTTTCTCATTGGTTTAGATATACACTTAATATAGCTAAAGTTGTCGTTAGAAACAAGCCAAAGATAATAAACATTGTAAAATACATGCTATCTTTCTTCCTTTGCTTGCGCAGCTTCTCGTTCAGAGGATTAATATCCACGCAAAAGTATGTTAGATAATTTATCCCAACCTAACCATTACTTTCCATTACTAAGTGCCTTAATAGTATCTCTTATACCCTCAACACCCATATATGCTAGTGTTGCGGTTATAATCCTTTCAATATAAACAGGATCTAGATTGATCCATCCAACTCCTTGCAATATTAGCACAACCACCGCAAAAGCGAAAGCAAGAAACTTCCTACTGGTAAGTCGTGCCAGGAAATCCCTAAAGATCTCTTCATAACTCATATTTATTTGTTTAAAATTAGCTTTTGTATTCGCACCAGAACTTCTCCAAGCAACTTGTTAAATGGAACGCCCTCTAGGTTAACCTTCTTGTCTCTGCACAACGCCAACTGCCGCTCCAACTTATTAATTTCATCTTCTGCCATAGCCTGAACACTGTCTAAAGAGGTCTCTAATATACTAATCTTCTCATTTAGAGTGTTTTCAAGTTCGTTTTTAGCCTCTAGACACCTATCTAGGTCTCTAAGCCCCTTAGATAGTTTATTTTCTAATTTTTCTTTTTCTAAACTGTAATCCTCCACCTTTTGCTTTTCTGTCGTTAATTCGTCATCTAAGCGGCCTATTTTCTTATCAAGTTGCTTAATTCTTGCGTTTTTGTCTTTTACTAGGCTCTCGAGTCGCTTTATCTCTTTTTTGAGCTTATTCTCGTCCTCGTTGGGGTGCTTTTTGATATAATTTACTCGTTCTATAATCCAACGTATTTTGTTTGCAAGGTTTACTCCTGGGCAAGCAGTAGCATAATCTGGGTGTGCTGTGTCTCTATGTCCACGCACGGTAAAACTTTTGTCGTGTTCCATCTCTAGGTCTGCAATCAAATCCGCTGTAGCCTCTAACTGTGCTTGTGTTGGTTTTATATTCTGAAAGTTCCCAGACAAGCAAATTGCTATACCGTGTAAGTTGTGCGAATTCTTGCCTCTAAAGTTATCTCCTGCATGCCACCTGGCATACTTGAGTGGTTGTACCTGTAATACAGATCCGTCTTCTGCTATCAAATAATGATAAGAAATATATTTATACCCAAGTTCCCCTTTAGTATAAACATATCCCTTCTTCTTGTGGTAGGCGTTATAGCTCTTTGCCCTACTCTCAAGCTCTTTCATATTTTTAGCTCTCTTAACGGCGTCGTGATGTATAGTTACAAAATAAATGTCTTTCCACTTTCTGGTTGGTGCCAACTTTGCCATGTTTGTTTATTGCCAAATTATTTCTCCTATCTTGTCTCCGAATATAGAGACCACTGTCGCTATCGTTCCGCCAATAACTGCTATCTTAGCTAGCAGCTTATCGTGTTCCTTCTCTAGATTATCTAGCCTGTCATCGTGTTGATCTAGCTCCTTGTCGTACTTCTCATGTTCTCGTGTTATCGTTCTCTCAAAGCGGTCAAGTCGCTTGTTAATATCAATTCCCAACTTTTTTATATCAGCACTAGTTTTTTTTTCAAGCTTCTCCAATCCATTACAAACGTGGTTCAAGTTTTCTTCTAGTTTTCCGATTTTCACTTCAATATTGTCTTTCATTTTACCTCTATAGTCCTACGAACTTTAAGCAGATATATGTTTGGTCTTCCGAGCCCTGCAGGTCGATTGCCGCCCCAACATCCGCAGGTTCGACAAACGCTGTAACCTCATCCCCTTTTGATAAATATAAGTCGCTGCTAGTTGACACCCCCCAGAAGTCTACTGTTGGTGCGACTTTCGAAATTCTTGTTCCGTATGAACTCCCAACTTTGATACCAATGGCATACCTTTCGTCGGCAACTATATCCGTATTTTCAATCACGGTGGCAAACATTACGCTATATGTGCCAGAGATTGGAGCAATGTATTTATATGTTGCCGTATTAAAGTTGGAGTTGTAGTCGTATGTCTCACTGTCAAATTCTACGGTGTTCTCTGAGTCATCTGTCAAATCGTCTTGATCAGCACTTAAGTATGCCCGAGCCTGAAACATATCCCTTGCACTCTTCATACCGTACGGCACCTCCATCTGTGAAAAGTATGGGTTATATATTGTTCCGCTAGATAAATCGTTCTCCCCTGTTACCGTTACTGTAGTATTTGGAGAGCTGTAACTTGAATCTGTTACCCAAAAATATCTTGGTGTCCCCAGTGTTTGCTCTAGTCTTACCTTAGTATTCTTCTTAAACAGGTCTGTATAATCTCCGCTAATAGTAAATGTGGTTGCACTAGCATAGGTTAAAGTTAAGTCTAGAGGCTCCCAGCCCCTTAAAAAGCGGTTTCCACCGCCGTATGTACCTGTGTATATTCTTCTGTCGTCTACGTTGCCTGTCGTGGTTGTAAAGCCGTCTGCACACAACACATCAGCTAGCCTCAAGTGGTTCGCTGGTGTTGCAGGTGGTGTCGGACTAGCAGCAGGTGTCCCATTTACTGCTACCATCGTAGCTACATTGCTAGCGTTATCATCTGCACTCGCTCCTGTATCTATTTTTGCAAATATACTTGTATATCTTGAGTTGCCTGAACTGTTTGCGTCTATACTGACCTCTTCTGTTCCGTCTAGTACTACCCTCCAAAATCTAGTGTTTGTTCCATCGTTGGCTGAGAAAGAATCGTTTAAAACGTAGCAAGTACCTTCTGCTACATCAACCGCTCTTGAAGCCTTCCCTGTTACTTCCAAATCGTCTTCCTTTACCACTCCTGCTGTAGAGATAAAGTCTTCTGCTATGTGCATGTGATCGTTAGCTTTCATTCCAGTAGTAGAGTATGTCGAGCCGTCATAAGAGACTGCTCCCATCCCGTCTACACTGGTTACATATATGTTTGCCATTATATTTTTTCTTACTTAATTTAGTCTATTATAACAACTGTGCTGTTGTTGTCTAGTCGTAGGTGTATATATACTGTATCGAATATGCCCACTCGCACCCAGTTCTCCCACACGTACTGTTGGTTTCCAACCACGACAATGCGAATGGAAGTGGTCCCATCCGAACGCTATCTGGATCGGCTGTAGTATATAGGGCTCTTGCCACATCAGCGTGATCAATAAAGTTGGCAAACGTAAAGCCCCCAGATGTAACATCTATACATCCTGCAAAGTGTAATGCAAACGTAGTATCGTTGTCCTCATCAACATCTATTGGCAGCTCTTCTAGCAGTCTGTCTGCCCAGCCGGTCGGATTTGTCCACTCCACTGGGTTAGAATCTCCCCGTACGACCTCTACAGTACACACGTTGCCAAGTATATAGTACTCCGCACTCAGATTGCCAGTATCTGAAAAGCTAAAATAACCGTTTTCTGATGAAAGTGTTGGTGTGTAGCTAAAGCCCGTTGGAAATCCAATAGGTGAAGCTATGTTGCTATAGTCTAGGTATAGCAATGTATCCCCACTTAATGATTCTCCTAGCAGCGTAATAGAATTATTTGTTGTGTCAACTTTTACTACATTAGAATATACATAACTACTGGGGTTAGAACTAGACTGGGAAAGTCGTATTCTGCTTCCACTCTGAAAGAAATCTTCTACTTCCATGTTAGCGAATGTAATTGTTTCAGCCGAACCATCTAGGGTCGCGTCTCCCACGCTTAGGTTTATCCAGCTTCCGTAGTATGGCTGTCTAGTTTTTGAGAGATCGTCTAGACGTCTTCTGTAATCTGCAACAAGCTGTGTTAGCTCATTATTCGTTGGGTTTAACATGTATCCTATGCTATCAAATAAGCTGCTCTGTAGTTCCATTGAATGTTGTCTGCTGCAGTGTCCCCCCAGCTTGCACTCGATGGTTTGTCGGGGGCAATCTCCACATCGGTTGTCGATATAATTGATATATCTGCACTGGTAAAGAATGTGTTACCTCCGCCGCTAGCGGGACTCTCTATAGTGCCACTGAACCTGTTAGCAATTCCAACTTGGTAATTGTTATTTCTCGTTATTGGAAGGTCCTCTTCTAGTACTGCAGAATCTGTATTGGTTGGGTTTGTCCACTCCTGCCCTGTTCTCTTTACCTCTATATAACATATAGATCCAATTACATAATAGTTGGCAGTAACAGTTCCGCTGTCAGATATCGTAAAGCCATTTCCGCTTAAAGTAGGACTATAACTAAAACTCGTGGGAAACCCTACTGGACTTGCCACATTCGAAAAATCTAAATAGAGAAGTGTACTACCGCTAATAGAATCCCCACTCATCTCTATCCTGTTGTTAGTCGTATCTACTTCTATTACAACCAAATAATCGTAACTGCTTGGGGTCGCACTTGTACGAGACAATCTAATCCTTGTACCAACGTTAAAATAATCTTCAACCTCTATGTTGCTAAAGGTTATCCTATCATTTGATCCATCTAGTGTAGCGTCTCCCACATTTAAGTTAATCCAGTCTCCTAAATAGGGCTGTCTTGCACGCTCTAAGCTCTCGATATCACGCTCTATATCTTTTAGCTCTTGTACAAACTCGTTGTTAATTGGGTTTAGATTCCCCATCATCTATATATTTCGAATTTAGGTGTTACAGTCTCTACGCCGTCTCTGTCTACATCTACTGCAAGCTCTACAACTCTTCCCTTCAACTCCCAGTCCACATATTCTCCTTTTTGCATATCAAGGAACAAAGTGTCTCCCAGCCCGTACTGGTCAATTGTAGGACTTTTGTCCCCTTTTAAGGTTGCCCCTACAACCTGTCGCTCTGCGGCTTCTCTTGTTATATACGTATCTATCCTATCATCAAGTGTATCGGGTACACTAATACTCTTCCAAGTCTTTATTGCCTCCCTTCTTGTAAATCCAGTTTGAGAGCCGCTGTTGGTGCTTGTACTAATTATTGGACTTCCAGTCCCTGCGCCCTCTGCTGTACCTGTATTATGCAATTTGCTATCTGTTCTGCTGGTAAAGCTTTGTATATTTCTGCCCACCCTAAGCTTTGGCACGTTATCCCGTTCTGTCCCAAGCGTAGGATAATAGCAGTTAAACGTTATACTATCTAATAAATTATTCGAATCTGTAGAAGCAGCGAACTCAAAATCGAACCCTCCAATTATATTGGAAAGATTAATTAAAGCTTGCGCCACTTCTGCATACTCGTACGTCCTGTCTCTAGAATTGCTACTAGGTGTGCTACCCTCTGTAATCCCCAGCTCACCATTGGTTCTGCTTTGCACCGTATCTATCAAATCCCAAGCTATGTCACACTGCTCTTCATCTGTATAATTTTTCAACTTTGCTGTATACCTACTCCTGAAGTGTTCTAAATATGTGTTAGCCTGCACTGTAATGACCCCTTGTACGCCCGCATATTGCGTCGTAATGCGTATAATTGGTCCAAACCAGACAATTATACCATCTCGCTTAATTACGACCTGATTTCGGTATCTAAGAAGGTTCTCTCGTGTAGCCTTGGGGTTTTGAATAGCCAAATTAAAGACACAAGACCCCACTCCGTTTAGCCTGTTAAAAAAAGATAAGTTTTCAAAAGTGTTAATCTTGGCAGCTCTAGTAAAGCTTCCATCCGTTACATCTAGCCTGTATATTTCCAGTTCATAGCTCATGCGGTTAAATATCTTGGGTAAAATGTTATATCGATACTGGCACTACTACTAAAAGTATCTGCTGTAAATCTTATTGAATTGGTTCCAGTAGCCAATTTAAAAAGATCTCCTGTTAAGTTTTCGTATATGTCAGCGCTTCCCTTCTTAGCAAACACCTCTCCCGTCTGATAATACACCTCAATGCTTCCGCCTGCTTCTAAGTCGTAATCAAAGCTAAAGCTTTCTCCTGTAGTAGTATTGGTTACCGTTGGGTTCTCTACCGATCCATTGATTGTTATGCTTGGGTAATATTCTACATCTCCGTTATTGGTTATACTCACCAGGTTATCGCTTGCCGTACCCACAGGGGATGGTACAGGCGAACTTACTGGTGTGCCTCCCTCGTCTGAAAGGCTCGCACTACCTGTTACAGCTGTCGAGCCCTTCCAGAATGGGTCCTCTGCCTTTAATTCTACTCTGTAATCGTTCATGGTAACTTGACCGTTATCGTATGGTATCTCAGGGCTTCTTATAACCTTCGCAGTTATAGTGTAGCTGTCTCCATTCCAATTCTGTACTGTTAGCGTATTTGAGTCGTTAATGCTAAATGCGCTTACCAAATCGTCCTTAGCGTTCATGTAATCGCTTACTGTGCCAGCACTCACTTTACCCGTAAAAGCTATTGACCTCATATCGTAGTGTTGTTCCCAAATGTTCCCTCCATCTGCTCCTGTATTCAAACTCTCGCTAGTCCTAATTGGTAAACCATTCAAACCTATAGCGTTGTTAATGCTGTAGTCTGTGCTAGGTCCTAAACTCAGCCCGTTGTAATCTACTGTAAAGTTACTCATAGTGTATTCATTTGGAAAATTAATCTGTCAGATAATGCGTTCGGATCTATCTCAGTGTTATAAAAGTTATTCACAACATTGACATTTCTCTCTCGCACCATCTGTGCTGTTTCATCTGCTGGTGTTACCCTAGATCCTCTTGGCATGGTTACAAGTTCCGGACCCTCTTCTCCTACAATTGCCATCCCTCCATTAAAGAAGCTTGTGCCTTTAGCCAATGTTTGAATCGGTTCGATATTAATATCAGGAACTACACCCTTTAAAGCCTTTTTCTCCCTCAGTTTGTCAACAGCGTCGTTAATCTTGCCAATACCTTTGTTAAATTGGTTAATTACGGCATTAAATGAGTCCTTAATTGTATCAACCATAAATGACCAACCTCCGCTTGCAATTGACCTAATTGAGTCCCACACGTCTTTAACAGTCTCTTTTAATAATTGAAATCTATTTCTTTGCTTGTCAATCTGATTGTTAATAAAAACCCTCGACTGCCGTATCAAATTGGTAAGTTTTGTGTACCATGTCATTACCTTGGTTATTACAAGGACTACACCTTGCAGACCCACCACCACCACGCTTGCAATCTGTCCTATCACTTCCCCAGTTGACTCTATACTGTTCTCCGTATCGCTCCCAAATAGCACTCCAAGCTGTTCTTGCAATTCCTTAAAAGCTGGTTTAAGTTGTTTCTCCCAAACCTCTTTTACTACAGTATTCCACACATCAGTGAATCCACCTATAAAGCCACCTATAAATGCCTTGATACGTGGTTCTAGCACATCAATTTGTTCCTTGAGCCACACTAGAAATGGAGAGTTTAGCACAGTCTTGTACATCGATCTGACTGACTCTGCAAAGCTGAATATCGCAGATACTGTGTCAGTACTTAGCCTGGAAGCAAACATCTCTACGTTTGGTAGCCACTCTTTTATGGTGTCCAGTGCAGGGATTAACAGTTCTTGATATAGTGTTTTTAGGGCTGGGTTAACGGCGCCCCCTATAGTTGCCGTAATTTGGTTCCACCTGGTATTAAATACTGTTTGCTGTCCCGATAACGTCTCTAAAATCTTTTCAGAGCTTCCCAGGGTTTGATTAGTTAGCTCTATGAATGCTCTGTACTTTAACTGCTCTCTCTGCCCCTCCTCCAACTGACTAAGCACAAGCCCCTCAGCCTCTGCTTGGTCTCTTAACAGTACTGACATATTCTCAGAAATTCCCGCCCTGTCTCCTAAGGTTGACATCTCAGTCTGATACATTTGAGCAAGGTTCTCTACAGCATCGCTCAAAGAGAGACTGCTGGTCTTCCCTGTAATAGCCTCGTTGGTAAACCTTCTTAATAGTTCGCTTGCCTGATCAATGTTCAAACCGGACTTGAACAATCTCTGCAGTGCTTCCGCTGATGCACCAACCCCTATGTTAAGCTCTGCCGCTAGTTCTTTAGCAACTTCCTGAGCCTCTCTTGCGTCTTTGTGTAGCACGTTCTCATAAAATACGCCTAAAGATTTTAACGCCCTTTCTTGCTCTGCTGCTTGTTTACTAGCCCCCGCCATAAATCGGGCTGTAGCTTGCACCGCTTTTCCTGCCACTCTTACGGCGACCTTAAAGGCTTCCATTGCAACCTGCGCTTTGAGGAAGCTGGCAGTCATACTCTTGCCTTGCTTCTTCAACTTACCTGTTGCACCCTGAAAATCTTTTGTGGCTTTCTCTGCTTTTTTAAGCTCTTTAACATCAGCTTGCAGTTTGTATAGTACTTTTTTCTTAGTGGTTCCAAATGCCATCTATCTGTTTTTTATCTTATTACGGTTTTCTTCCTTCCTTCTTCTAACCTGATCAGCCTCAATCGTTACTAGACACAAATTTATCCACTCTAAATCCCACTCCAACACTTCCTGCGGACTACAGCCATATTCTTGCGCTAACCTGATTATGGTCAGCTCTACTGGTGCTCTAGTATTATTTACTATCGCATCAAACAACTCTTGCCCTATTTTTTTTTACCAACCTCTTTGCTTAGTTCGTTTGTACACCTAGTAATCTCTTCTTGCAACTTAATAAAATCGCTTACCTCTACATTCTCTAGGTATTTCTCGCCAACTTTCTTTTCTTTCTCATCCTTATCCTCTATCTTTACACAAAACAACGGAAAAAGATTAAGCATGTTCTCAACCATAGTCGCCATGTCCATGTCGTTATCATTAAGCTGCTTGGTAGTAACGCCTTTCAACTGCATACGCTGAAATTGCATGTATTCTTTACCCTTGTAGGCTTGCATGAAATAACAGGTGTCCCCGTTACTTAACTCGACCTCCCTGCACTCTTTGCCGTTGTAATCCATATTAATTATTTGTTAAATTAAGGTGTGGTTACGCTAGTCTTTATTGTTCCGTTAGATGTATCTTCTCCATCTGCATTGAACGTAACAGTCTCTGTCATGTATGCACTGTTGTCCTCACTATCGTTCCATTCACTAAAGTCTACGCTTGGCAATTGAATTGTCCAAGTAAAGCTTCCATCAGTCATCGAGATCTCTATAGCCTTCTTGCCACTTCCAAGACCTAAAGATCTATAAGTTGTATCCTGATACTTAAATGTCAGATCCCCACTTGCAGCAAAGTCTTGATTATGTATATCTGCTGGTGCTGATCCACTATTATCCCAGTCAAACTCGCAGTTCTTTTCAAAATTAATGTTTAAGCTCTTAAACGCTACTCCTGAAGCTGCGGCTAAGTCTCCGTATGCGTCTTCTACCTTTAAAGTCAAATCAGTAACTACAAATTTACCATCGCTTGACGGTGCCGTATAGCTACTTGTTAATGCAGCCGACTCCTCTTTCCCTCCCAACAAATCCAATGTTGCCATAACATAATTGTCCTCTGCCACCTCAACGCTTAGGGAATTTAGCATTGCGTTAGGATATGCAATATCTCCCTTAACTGGGTCAATAACGGACACAGTGTAAGATTGATGACTATTTGTTTGAACCAAGTCCCAATCCCCAGCAGTTCCATCATCACCCATAAGCATTACATTTAGATCTGTTAAAAAGTCTCCGTGTAATATCATTGGCACCGATCCTTGCGAATATTCTCTTAGAACTTCGCTATCTCTTCGAACCCCTATCTCTCCAACAGCTCCCTCATCAACAACTTTGTCGACCACAGGACCGTAGTCAAACCCCTCGTGGGCTCTCCAATCACCGGAGCTTGTGGACTCTGCAGTCCCTCTTGTAGTTTCTTCTGTGAAGGCAATTTCTTTTAGCCTTCCTTCGTATGCAGCCATATTTTATTTATGTAAAATTATTTATTCCCGCTCTACTGTTTCATTCAATAGAATGGTAAAGTTTCTATAAAACAAGTTTAGTTGCGCTTGCACTTCTATATCTGAGTACGTCCACTCCGATATAAAATCCACCCCTAAAGTTGTTTCAAGACTCAATTTCGCTAAATCTACCTTTAGTGTATCAGTCGCTTCTCTTATTCTCAAGATCGCTTCTTTACGCTTCAAATCATCAGAACTCTTATCTACTACACTCCAATTAGAACATATAGCAATTGTGATCTGTGGGGTAGCCTCCAATGTTCTGTTGTCTAGGAACCCTGCTGTACTTGAGTTGTCGTTTATAATGGCAAACGGATAACCGTCAGCATAATTATAGTTCGGATAAGTAAACACAGCGTCAAAACTGGTTGTCCCCTCTCCGTCATCAGAAGTCCACGTCAAGCCTTCCAAATAAGTTTTAAGGTTGGACACAACATCTGCTATTTTCATTTTGCATATTCGTCAAGTAATTTTTTAAGCTCCTTATCAAGTAGTTTGTCCTTTACCCAATCCTTTACCTCAGTCAACAGCTTTGGACCCTTCTTCCTGAACCGCCTAGTACCCCTCTCTGCTATTTTCTTTGCCACTGGGTATGCCAAGTTCTCATCCCCAAGTCTAAGCCGTGCCCACCGTTTAAGAGCCTCTGGTCTTGGTGCGTCGCTTGGTGCTGTTCCAGTCTCCATTGCCTGCTCTGCGTATCCTACTGCTGACACCTCTCCACCCTTCTGATTTGCCTTCCAGCTTATGGAATTAGAAAGCGTGTTAGTAACATTAATGTTGTTCCTCGACGCCTTGTTGTCCACCTTCTCTGCTATCTCCTGCACTATTATCATATTGGCTTTCTTAGTTGCTCTCATTCTAGCCTCTTCTCTATCTATCCAGTTGTCGACATCTTTAGAATTTATCTGTATGTTAATCATTTGTGTCATTCATCAATACTTTATATGCACCGAACAAATTGTTATATCTTGGCTTATTGATAACTATATAGTCTTTTCCATTCCAAACTATTTCGTCCCCTTGCCTTATGTTCTCAGCATTAGTATATTTGGCATCCACATTAGCTACATACTCCCCTATCTCTTCTCCTAACAGCTCTGCTTTCTCCTCACCCCTTCTAATGATAAATATGTCTATTGTAAAGTCTGCAGAGGCGTTTCTAGTTGTCTTCTTGGTGCCATCGTTATCAGTCATGTGATAAACGCTAGCTGTTTCCTCTTTATCTTTAAAATTGCTCATGCTTGTACACTTAAAAATAAGTCTTCTCCGCTTGGTAGGTTTCTCATCATTCTAACGGCTATCTCTTTTAGCCTTTCTGGGTTGCCTACTGCACCCTTTAGGTCTGTGCTCGTTGGATAGCTTACGCTTAATCCTTCCTCGCTCTTGCTCGCGACCAGATTAATAGTTCCATCTTTGTCAATTACCCCTTGTTCCTCCTGATATAGACCTAAGGCGTAAAACACTACCGCTAAATCTGCTTCCCTGGGATAATCAAAATAAGAGTTCTCCCTTATCTCTCCATCAAACTTCTTGTATCTTGCCTTATACTTAAAGTTGTACTCCCCTTCTGCTATATCATCGGGGTCAATTAGCCTAATCTTCTTCCCTGTATATACCGACCAGTCTATGTATTCCAAGCTTATATCTGCTTCTATCATAAATTGAACCTCATGTGATAGCTCAAAATACCCGTTAGATATGTCAGTACTTGTAATAGTGTAATCTTCGTCCATTCTGTATACCGTAAGCTCCGATAACTTATCAAGAGCCTTGTCTAGATACTTTAAGAGCCTAAGATCTGTTATGTCGTACGGAGACGCCGAATCCCCTATTAAGTTTCTTGCAATTGTATATATATCAGCCGCCATTGTTAGCTTTATTTAAATATTCTTTATACTCTTTAGAGTCTTTCTTGTCTGGGTCCGCTACTACTTTCCAATCTTCCCCTGCTATCTTCTTCCCCTCCTGTATCTTGTGTACCGTCTTCATTGGTGTCCTTGCTACCTGCCCAGTTTTTGTGTTCTGAACAAGCATATACTTAGTATGCTTATCTTTCTTGTCTTTAGACATTTTCAACCTTCTCAAGTAATTCTTTCTTAGTCTCCCTCATTGTAGCCTCTACATCCCTTGTACTCAAGTACTCAATTATATCCTTCTTAAGCCAATTTCCGTCTGGCTTCTTCTCCGTTTCTACCTTCCCTTCTTCTTCTTTCTTATCTTCTTCTATCTCCTTTTCTTCTGCTTTCTTTGACTCTCCTTGTATTTTTTCTTCGTACTCTGCATCAGTTACTACGCCTGGATATACACTCTTAATTTCCTGCAGGACTTCCCTCTCGTTTCGCTTTATTCCAACCTCTCTCTGCGATGTTCTTCTGGGAGAGTTCATCAGTTGTTCTGATATCGAGAACACGTGCTTGATTCCCCTTCTTTTCCAAACTGCCTGCTCCATTCTGTAAGGAACCCACACCCTGCGATCTGACTTATTAAGTAGCCACATAATTAATTAATTATTAAATTAAAATAGGTTTTTAACTGTTTCATTATCTTTTTAAAGTTGAAATTCTTATGTATTCTCTTACTCCCTTTAGCCGCCCACTTACACCCCTCCTCTTCGTGTTCATAGCAATACCTCATCTTATTGCGCAAATCACTCAAACTGGGCTCTATCATGGCTCCAGGATATCTTGGCTCTGCGTTGATAAACCCTTCAAGCTCCACATCGTAATATCCACTCCCAAACTGTTCACTCATGTTGCCATAATTAGGCAGTATACAGGGTATGCCTGTTGCTACCATCTCAAAGCTAGGTAGAAACCAGCCCTCACCCCTAACAGGAAATACTCCACAATCTGCATTGTCTAGCATGTCAACCATTGCTTGATTGCTGATATGTCCCACTAATTCTTCAAAGTTGTGATCTATCGGTACCTCGTCTTGTCCATCGGGTCTGATCCAAATACCTTCGTTTCTCTCCCTGCATTTGAAAACAAGCTTTACGGGTTCGCTTGGGTCAAACTCATCAATAAAAGCCTTAAAGACAAGATCCCACCCTTTCCTCCACTCGTACGCATTGTAATGCAGAAAAGTATACACATCGTCGTCTTTCCTTTCCTTATATTGCCATCTATTCTCTATGGCATGGTTCCACACCTTGCTATCTATCCCGCTTCTTTCTAGCGCTCTTTGGCTATATTTCCCAGCTGTTAAAACCAAGTCAACGCCCTCTTTCTTGATCGATTCTGCCCAGTTAGGTTCGTACTTGCTCGACTCCCATACAGTATAATGCACGATTGGCGTATCTGGAAACCTCTTCTTTGCTCTTATAATCTCATCTGGTACCCCGTAAGTAAATAGAATATCCGGATTATCTTCTACCAATTCAAAACCGTAATTTGCCATATTCCTCTTAATAGCCTTGCCGTAAACCCCAAAACCCCCGTTTCTTGCCTTTGTATACCTGTAATAAACTCTCATTTCCTGTGAGTAAATTTATGCTTCGTTTCTGCTTGTTCAGCCTCTTTCTCTGTTTTATATACCTTAGATCCTCCCTCTGTCAAATTTAGTCGACTAACCCCAAAATCGTTTGACTTATGCACAAGTATCTTCTCCCCTGCATATACGTGATTCCAATTCCCATGCCTGTGCATTGCAACCATTCGATAGCCGTCTTTTACTGTGTAGTATTTGAAGTCTTTCATAAGAGGAAGCCCCACAATCGAGGCTCCCAATATGAAAACTTGTTTTTAGTACAAGTATTCAATTGCATGTTCAGATCTTAGCATTCCATAACCATAGATTGTATCTACGGATAGAATTCCGCCAAGAGCTTCGTGATCATAACTCTTAATCATTCTCATGCTGTAAGTAGCATTCCCATTATCATCTGATAATGTTCTGGTTTCAATATCTGCTCCAGCCGTTGCGCTGTCAGGTACGTCAGATAGACTCATGTCTACAAACGCAATTCCCATAGCGTCTTTCTGGAATAGCATACCGTGTCGTCCTGCTGGCGTTCCAGATACTGCTGAGATTACATTAGACTCGTATATGTCCATACCGAATATACGACCCATTCTAGCGCTTCTTAAAGCCTCGTCTGATCCCGACTGATCTACTTGTACGAAGTTGTTAACTGTTAACATGTCTTCAATACCCTCAGGATCTACAACCAAGTTCATAGCTCTACTCTGTGAGAACTTGTTGGTTGAGCTTCTTGCAACACTTCTTAGGTTTGCAAGTCCTGCCCTGTCAATTCCTCCGCCTGCTGTTCCTTCATCATAAGAGAAGGAAGCATAGAGAGAAATTATGTCGGACTCAACTTCATCTGCAATAGCGTGTGCTCCATCCATTAAATATTGGGTTAGAAGTCCACGTTGTGCAAATAATGAGCCATAATCCTCAACGAGAATTGACCATACCTTGTGGGTGTTTATATTGATATCCTGCTTGGTTGAAGTAGCTGCACTTGGGGTAAAGTCTGTTCCAGGTGTCTTATCAGTTGCCGATACACTCCCAGTAAATGGGACACGTACAGTTTCTGCATACCTACTTCCTTGTCCTCTAGCCTGCTCCGAAAGGTTAGTTACAAGCTTTGTAACGACTAAATCGTCATCAAGTTGCCTGAAGCCCTGTGCTAGAGCGTAGTTATTGATATGATAGTTCAAAGAACCAGTGTCTGTAGCAGAACTGGTCTTATATGTTTTTGCCATTTTGTTCTAATTCAAATAAGGTACACTAAATACCATGCTTCTTTGCGTACCCTTCAGGATCTTTTATAATGTCCCTCATTTCCCCATAATCTTGAGATTTAGCACCTCTTGACACGGGTCTGCTGTCGGTTGCGGTTCGACCCTCAACCTCTTTCTGGATAACCTCTTCTAACTCCCCTAATTCAGCCTGAACAGCCTCATCTAGGTCGTCAGCGTCAGCAGTTACCCTTTTCTTTAGGTAACGCTTTCTAGCCTCTGGTATATCCAAATTGTCTATATACTCGTTCTTCTGCAATTCCTTATCTTTATGTTCAATTTGCTGTTTAAGCTCGTTGACAGTAGATAAGACGTCTTCTACAGAAGGCTTGTCCTCACCCTCGGATTGCTCGTCGCCAACCAACGCACCTTGAAGTTTGCTCAGCACTTGATCCTTTTCCTGAGTCTCTTTTTCAAGTTTGTTTAACTTTTTAGTTAACGCGCTGACTTGACCCCTTAAGCGCTCATTTTGGGTTTTTTGATCGGAGGAGGTGTCTTTGTCTGCTGAATCACTTTCAGAAGGCTTTTTGGCTTCCTCTTGCTCTTCAGGAGACTTTTTTTCCTGCTCTTTCGCCATAGATATTTGGAATTAATTTAGTGGCATATTGTAACATGCCTTTTGTTATACGCAAGTTACGTGCTTTTTCCGTCGATAATATCAGGAACATGTATCTTTACGCCCTTGATTGTCTTGGGACCTTCCCTGATGTTCTTTTTCATGGTTGTGGTACCCACACTCTTCTTTCGTGGTCTAAAGTAATGCTTAGCCTTGCAAATACAGTTAGGGTGGTGAGGGGGAATCGGTGCCTCTTCTAGTTCGTATGTGCCCACCAATAAATCACATATATCTGGTCTGGGGTGGAACGGTGAAAGTGAGACGTCAACATAAGGTGCCATTTCAGGGAAATCCTCGTGTATCCTTCTGTTCACATCCCTCTTGCCGTGATTATAAGCCCTAACAAGCTCTGTATTCGCTATTGTGTTAATGTTAGACCTCGGAATGTCATCTTTAACAAACCTCTGTATCTTTTGTGCTAGCTGGAATGGACTTTCCCCTTTCTGCACACTATCTGTTACCAAACCGTATATCTTCCCTTTAACCTTGTCATCGTACACCCTCGACAGCAAGTCCTTCTCACCAAGTCTTGCCAACACCTCCTCATATTCGAATTCGACCATTTTCTTCACAACCTCATCTATATCTGGTCGTGCTACCACCTCAGCAGCTAATTGCTCTCTCTGCTTATCCGTTAATTTAAAGCCTGCCTTCTCTAACTCCCTAGCCACCTCTTTATTACCTGTTAGATAATTTACAGCGGTGTTTTGTATACCAAGTTGCTCTCCAGTGGATCCCAGTAATTTGGCAGCTTCTTCTTCTGTCAGCGCTCGCTCTCGCTCTTTTGTTGCCTTAACTAGCTGATCATAAAAATTAGTGTTTGGTTTCCCCTCTATTACACGTGTTATATATTCTAAAGCCAATTCATCCCCTATGCCCATGTACTGAGTGGGCTCCATACTGTTTAGTTCTTCTACTGCATCAGATACGCTATGCCCAACACCCAGTTTAGTTAGCGTTGTAACCGATTGCGTGAGTATTTTCTTTTGTTCTGCTGTAGCGTCTTGCAGCTGTTCCTCTAGAGCTGTAATCGCTTCTGCAACAGTTGATGGCATAGAAGAAGTGGGTTGTCTCTCCACCAGTACGCTTGCCAGTCTATTAGCAAGCAATTCGTTTTCTGCTAGCATAGAGTTAAGAGCCGATTGCTCCTGATCTAGGAACTCAAGCCTTTTAACTCTATCATTATTAGTTTCTCTTGCCATTCCTTCTTCCTTTTCTTAAGTTTAGCTTGTATAGGCTTTGTGGTTGTTGCTACACTCATATTAAATGCTGTTAGCTAAGTTCTGCATCTCTTTCTCTAGTAACTCGTTGTCTTTCTGTCTCTTCATAGCCTCTTCTTTAGCCTTATCCCTCTCTTCCTGCGCCTTCCTAATCTCTTGTTCTTTAGTTTTCTCTATCTCTTGTCTAATCCTGCTCTTTTCTATGTCAAGCTTCTTAGTGGCGTCGTTTTCCATCTTCATGCCCAGTACCTCCTGTAGCCTTTCTTCATCACCCAACATGCCCAGAAGCTTCTCTAAGGCGTACTCATCGGGTAATACTTGTGCCTGCCTCCCTCTAATCAGGGTGTCTGCTTTCTGTGTATCGCTGGTTTCGAACATATTAGACCAGTGAATGCTTGTAGCGTCTCTTAGGTCAGGACTCCATGAATTAGCTTGTACTGCGTATGTCTCAACATAATCTTGTACCCCTCTTTCTATATTGGCTCTCTTCTCGTCTACTCTTCGCTTTAAGCTTTCCATTAGATAGCCTATAGACTCCGTTGATATATTTGCCATGCCGTCTGATTGAAATATAACTTTAGGGATTCCAGTTGTCTTATATAGCTGATCATAAATACTTTCAACAAACTTGATGGTACTATCTGGTAAACCCTTAGCATCCATTGTCTCTATAGGTGCTGATATAATCCTGCCTGCCATAACTGTTAACTTTTGCAAACTCTCTCTCACCTTATCTGCACTAATTTCTCCCTTAAGCATTGCATTATATACCTCATCCGCCACTTTCATCATAGGAATTGCAACTTTCCTGTTTATTGCTGATATATCTGTAATAGTAGCGTTTAAATCGTCCTGAATATCTATAATTTTGCTTACATCGGATAACTCTATGTGATCCTCATCGAACTTAACAAACTCTGCGTCCTTGTTGATTACTAGTATATGCGGATCAAACCTATACGGTGCCATGTCCTTATTGTCCATTCGCTTTCCGTTTACATACTTGTATAGTTTCCATACCTCGTCCTGGTTAACCCATATTTCCATGTACCAATACCTCTTAGATTTCTTAATGCTTATCCCTTTAAGCATAGGATCATGCTCCGATACTTCGTACATCCTAATTGTTCCTTTCTGCAAGTTGCCGTCATATATTGGAAATATCTCTTTAGGATCAACAAACTCAAGCCCGTTGTCGTTTCTATATTTCCATACTGCTACACTGTCAATAGCCATTCTGTGTGTAGTTCTTTGTACTAGAGAGTCTACGTTCACCAGCTCGTTCATCTTGCTAGTTATAACTGGATTATCCATTACCTCAATCTTGTTGCTATCCTTAATTGTTCCACGAACATAAGACGAATAAATATCCACAACGCTGTCGCATAAATTCCATGTCTTTATCTCCCCTCTTCTAAACCCTGCTCCTTTCGGGTCTTTAGGGTCTTTTGTTACCCACATCTCTTTGCCACTTCTTGTCGTATTGATCCTCCTGTAGTCTGACTGAGATTCAAACCGCCATTGGTTCCCCAAATAGTAGTCCCTCATAACATCGATATCCTTATTTTTGTCAGAAGACTCTAGCCCCTTCTGTAGCTCTTCTATCTCGTTATCCTGAATATGACTAATAACTTTATAATAGTCCATTTGTAAAATCGGTTAGGTTATATACCGCTTATATCCATAATTGGTATATCTATGTTACCAGTTCTTCCCTTATTCGCAAGTGCTAGAGAAATAACACAGTCATCGTGATAGCCTTCAGGTGCGTTATATCTGATGTTGCCACTTGGTGTTGTGTCGTAACCAAAGATCTCAAGTTCTGATAGTAAGACATCTATCCTGGGCATTTTTATTTCCCCGTTGTCCATAGCTACACTCAAGCCTTGAATTAGCTCGTTCTTAACCCTATGAGTAAAGTGTACAGGTGTTGCTGATAAGCCCGCATTTACTAGGTCGTCGTATATGCTGTCTCCATTCCCTGTGCTGTCCAGGATTACCCTAGCGTCAAACCTCTTAGCAAGATTGTATATCCTTTGCTTCTGCAATACCCAGTCTATGTCATTAAACCTATCGAAAGCTACGACTTGACCGCTTTCTATATCCATTGCGGTTAGTACGGTGAAGTCTTGATGTTTAGCTATATCAGCACCTACCACATATGTTCTACCTGGCTCGGGTCGGTCTGTCAATTCCCCTCCTATACAGGGCTTTAGGTTCCTGAATACGCTTCCTGCGTCTTCAAGAAACTCTGCCATATACTCCTGACGCCAAGTCTGCTCATCCTTGCCTGTCTTAATCTTATTAGCCTCCTCATCTGAATACAGCGGGCAGTCGTATATGGTAAAGTGATAGTGCGACCAATCCTCTAAACTGTCTAGTAAATGAAACTTGTTCTTTCCCTTAGGCGTACCTACTAACCTTGTCTTGTTTTTCATTCCATCTCTAGGGTGTGTCATAGGTTCAAGTGTAAAATCCCACACATTAGCTTTCTTAAGTATTATTCCCGCCTCGTTTAAAACCATCCTGTGGTATCTAAACCCTTCCGACAGTTCCGGTCTTTCTGCACTAGCAAACTTAAGCACAGATCCACTTGGGAGAGTAAGCTTTAGTTGTTGCTTGTTTATGTGGCAATACTTCCAAATAGGTTTTAATATCTTATGCTCCAAGTATAAGGGTATATAATCGTGTATGTTTCTTTGGGTAGTATCCATCCACAATCCGATACTAGCCTCAGTTGTCAATAGCTCTGATATAATCCATTGAAAAGCGTTGTATGTCTTACCTGAACCCCTAGCACTCCTAATTGTTACATATTGCGATTCGTCATAAAATGCTTCTCTTAAGTCGTTCCAATACGACCAATCAAACTCAAGTTTAATTTTCATTTAGTTTTTTGTGTAATCTCTGTACTTTTCTTCTTCAATATAAATTTAACACTTCATACTCATACACACCCTCTTTGTGCCAATACCCATCACCATTCATTACACTAACCAACGTCTTACCTTTCTCAATTAACGTATACTTACTGTCCTTTACATACTCATACACTCCCTTCGCATACCAATACACATAATCAACTCCACTAACCAACACCTTATCGTTCTCAATTAATGTATACTTACCATCCTTTTTATACTCATACACACCCTTCACATACCAATATACATCATCGACTCCACTAACCAACTCCTTGCCATCCTCAACCAATGTCCGCTTACCGTCCTCTTCATACCAATACACGTCATCCAGCTTTTTAGCCTCCTCACACGTTAGAAAATCTCTCTCATCTGGCACGTACCTTTTACACTTTATACCAATCGCCCTACGCTTAAGTTTTTTATTCACCCCCCTTTTTGTATTGCTCATGTAAAAATATTATTAATTTATTTGGTTTTTTGTGTAATGTTGATGTTTACCTCTCCATCTTCTTCGTTCTTGTTGTAATTGGTGCTGAGCTTCTGTCTTTCCTCTGTAGTACCCCGAAGCTTGTACAGAGCTAGTTGCAGGCTTGCACTATCGCTTTCTGCCCACTTGGCACGCTGAGCCGCCTTGTTGCTTCTTCTGTTGCCATATAGAAGCGTTTTTATATCACCATTTTCACGAATTCCGTGTTTCTTTGCCGTATCCCTGTTTACTCCAATGGCATCGTAAAGATCTTCCCAAAACTCGATATTACTATCTTCCTCCAGCACTTTCTTTGCTCTTTTGAGCAGATTCTCTGTCTTATATGCCATAATCACAAAGCTAAGTTATAAAGTGTTTCACTATATCACATACTACTTAGCATTACAATAATGCTTCTTGTTTATCTCGATAAAGTCATATCTTATTGGCTTAAGCCCTATACTACTAAGAAAATGCTTGTAATATTTCTCTTCCTTAATGGCTTCTTCAATATAGAACTCCCTGTAATCGTATCCTGCACTCCTAACAAACTCGTATATATCTAAATACGCCTTCTTTGTTCTTTCTAGAGCCGTAGACACCTTCTTATCCAATATATGAGCTCTAAGTATCTGAGATCTTAGCATAGCATACCAGGATCTTTTAGTAACAATTACAAGCGGCTCGTATCCCTGGGATTGAATTCTGCGTTCTATGTTTCCAAAGCAAGGGGTCTTCTGCTTGTGCGGGACGCTTCTTCTAAATACACATTTGTCCCCGCTAAACTCGTTATTGTCAAAATACTGTTTGTGCGAGGAGTCCCCATTGCACCCTGCCTTAATAAGCATGTCTGTTACGACTCTAGTACCACTGCTCTCTGCGCCAAGAACTAAGTATATCCTCTTCATACTAACAATCTATTAAAATAATCTACATGCTTCGCTCCGAAATCTTCCCAACCCTTATAGAAAGTGTGCAACGCCCCAAAGCTAATAACCAACGTGTGAAAATGCTCATAAAGGTCCGACACATTATCTACAATCCTAAAAGAACTACCCCACACCTCACTATTGCCAACATCAAACGAATACCTATAAGGCACTCCGTACTTAACAGCCTCCACATGCGGAATACTGCCACCCTCCAAATGCGACAAACTTAAAAAAACATCAAGACTTCTCCACCACTTCTCAGCCTGCTCTTTATTCTTCCATTCTGTAACCTCAAAGTCGTTATTTAACTCTAAAGTATCCCATCCACTACCCATAAAACACCACCGAACACCAGATATCATCTCATCTAGCTCAACCAGCCTGTCCTGCCCCTTTCTTCCACTCTCATACATTCTCCCACAAATACCCACTCTTAACTTTTCATCTCTCTCAAGCTTATGTCCAGTTGGATATATCTTCGCTAAACTTCCCATATTTGGTTTGTACCTATCAGCAATATAAACTCCAGCATCTAACTTCTTTTCTGCATATTCCCACTCTTCTGTTAAACCGTCCTCTCTGTGTGTAAAATACCCTACGTTTACACCATCACCTAAACCCAAACCATAAGACAAGGCATAATTCACAAAATATGTTAAATCCTGACCCTTATGCAAAAGTTCCTTACCACCCACCTCACAACCCCATCCAGAAACTGTTAGAGCCTCGCAAACACTCATTGCTATCTTTTTAAGTATCCAACTGCCACCTGTGATTATGCTAGCTGTTTTTGACATGGCCGTTCCATTTAAATAATTTATTGTCCCGCAACTTTACATCAATAATTGCAGGCTCTATGTTGAGCTTCCACAAAACATAAGGTAAGCTTAACTGGTCCCTAACGCTTCCGTTCTTGTACTCTTGCCACCATAACTTATTGAAATCACTAAACTTCGGGTGTAAATGATTTCTAATAAACACGGTTCCAGCATATAAGCTATGTGTATCTGGAAAGCCTTCATATCTATATCTGCATAGCTGATCTTCTGCCACCCTCTTGCTTGTAATCTTTCCTTGCCGTAAACATTCTCTGTATTCATCCCATATGTTGTCTCTTCTTGGGTGAGGAATTAAGGCAATCAACTTATCTCCGCATATATTTAATAACTTCTCTCTAAGTTTTGAGTCTGTAATCTGTATGTGTCCGTCAATCCAAATGCTGTATTCACAGTTGACAGGAGGGGAGGCTATCTTCCAATATCTCGACTTCGTCCTGTTGTCAACTACTCTTCCCGATTCCTCCCCTGGTATATTCTTGTCCACATAGTAATCCACATTAATTGGCTGCGATGGTTTCCTATCAAAGCCTCCATATATGGCAGAATAAACCTTAACATCTTGCTCTAAGAATTCTAGCTTCTCAAAGTTATCCACACCCTTGGGCGCCACAACTCCTAGACCATACCTGTTATTAAAATTGTATTTGGGATATTCCAGTTCTTTAAAATATTTATGAACTCCAAAATCCTTGTTTTCGTCATAAACATTAGTGTCGTGCATTAAAATTATACCGTTCTCTCGCAGTTTGGGCAGCCAATTCTCGAAGTCATGCTTAACAGCTTCATATGTATGCAACCCATCAATCATGAGTACATCTATACTACCATCTTTAAAACTACCAATTGCGTTATCAAAGGTGCTTCTGATATGCTTAACATTCTTAAAACCCTCTTTTAGATCTAAGAAAGTATTAAACACCTCTTCTCCATATCTCCCAGTGTGCGATTCACCTTCCCATGTGTCAACACCTACTAGCTCTGTACTTAAGTCTTTGTCCTTTATGGCTTGTGCAAACGCAAAGTAGCTACAACCGTAATATGTTCCTAGCTCCACTATGCGCTTAGGCTCCAAATCTCGTACTAGGCTGTACAAGAAATTCCTATTTTCAGCCATGCTAGAAGCTTTAAAGTTGTACTCACTACAATCATCAACCTCAAACTTCTGTTTCTCGTTGAAAGGGGTATCGTATGGCTTTCCTCTCAGTGTGCCCCACTTCTTCTTCATGTATACGGTTGAAGGTCTACCCTCTTCACTTCCGGTTATTTTTATTCCCTTGTGATGCTTTAGGGAGACATTCTCATAATGGCTATATTTGCAGTCTGCAAAGCAATAGTGCTTTAATCCCTTCTTTTCTATTCGTAGTTGCATATCAAGATCTTCACAATATGCAGGTTTAAAGCCTTCATCAAATTTCCCCACCTTGTTAAATAATTTCTCGTCTACCATAAAACAGGCATAATTGTGTCGCATGGTTCTACGCTTCACTTGGTACATCGTATCGGAATAAACCCCTTCCGACCCCTTATCATACATTGACCAAACAACAGCGTCATTATACTTTTCTGCGTGCTCTACCAACCTGTCTAATGCTCCATCGTGAAGCACTATATCCAAATTAGGACAAAACACATAATCACACTCATCAGATAAGGCTAGCCCTATACCCTTGTTCCACGCCATAGCTAGACAATTCTCTGTATTGTGTCTTAAAACGTCGTAATAGGGCTCTAAGGCTCTCTCAAGATCGTTTGTAATGCCATTCACTATGCCGTAAAAGACCAAATCATGCTTCTTGCTTGTAATACTATCTAGTGTCTTGATCGCTAGTTCACACTGTACTTGAGTATTCATGTAAAGCACAGTAATTATACCTATTTTCATTGCAATACAAAGTAATTTAAAGGTTTATTCGTCATATCTGTATAAAACTTCACATTCCCAACAATTTTCTGCCATTTGTTGTTGTCCATATGCTCCCCCGATTCGCCAATATTGTACGATCTGCTTGTCTCCGGTATTAAGGCTTTATAGTTAGTGTTTTTCCTTATGTATCTTGCCATCTTATTATCCCACATACCATCTCCACCACTTGTCCAGCTTGTCTTGCCAACCTCGTTCCACTTCTTTTTGTGCATGGCAAAGCCCCACATTGGGAATCTTCTTGCCGTCTTTAACGCCCTCACATCTCCAATCTTATCGCTCTTTCTGTTAAAGAAGCTAAGCAAAGCAACATCATCAAGCTCTTGTTCTATGAACCATTCAACCATGCTAAAAGTGTCTGGACTGATAATAATATCTTCTTCCAGGTATATCAACCAATCCACTTTCTTATAGGCTCGGTCTACCACATCACAAGCGTTTCTGTTAATACCCTGTTTCTGCTTCTGTACTTTTATGTCTGTGTCTATTGCGGTAAACCTATTACACATTGGTTCTATATATTCATCTGCGCCGTGCTCAATATTAATAAATAAGCGATAACTATTAAGGTCAACGTGCTGTTGCTTAGCAATGCTTTCTAAAGACCTCTTTAGACACGCAGGTCTTCTATAAGCCATTGTAGTTATAGCAATCATAATAACGACTTTATCTCATCTAGATTCTTAACATATTCGCTGAGCTGCTTCGGGTTTTGCTTGACTAGTCCACTTGTGAGAGTCCTGCTTGGCACACCTATATATTCCTGTATTCTATCAAGCTCCTGCTCGGTATTGCTAACCAATCTTTCATACCTGACCAGAAACTCATCTGCCCAAGCATACTTCTTGACATACTCTCTGTCTTTGTACAGCCTATCCTTGAAAAATGCAGGGTCTACTCTTAACCTCACAATCTTCCCTTTGCTGGTTGAGTGAGCTGATCTACCAGTTTTTCCTTTTTGATTGTTAAAATAGTCCGACACTATCCTTCGTAATGGATTTCTTCGCAAATGTACAATTTTTACGTCAGGAAAGCTGTTTAAAATTAGATCGTAATCTAAACCGTCGTTATACATTACTTTAAAGCCATATGCACGGTTGTCGTTTGCCTGGCCGAAATACTTTGATATGACTTCTCTGTGTGTGTACTTCCTCCATAACTTGAACAACTCTGAATCGCAATGGATTTGTGGGTGTGAGTCAAGAAGATTTCGCAACCATTCGGAGCCTGATCGCTGATTGCAAAGAATAATAAAATTGTTCATATTTGCTTGTTTTTAAATACGTGGTGAACATCTCCTTGTAAATCCGCTCTTGTTCTCGTACTCATCTGGGATTGCCTTTGCCTCTTTCCCGTCCTCATCCTTAAATGTATAATCTATTTCCAGCTCTTTTATGATGATGTTCTTGATAGCTCTAATACTGGTAACAGCTTCGTTCCAGCTACTACTATGCTTGCATTGATACGAGAGATCTACACGCTTAAGCAGTTGTAATATAAACTCCCTATTCATATTGATCCATGATAGCATAACCAGTCGAGCTTGCCAAGCAATAGATTTAGCTGTACTGCACCGCATCATCTATCTTCGAGACTATCTCAATCTTATCTTGAACAAGTAGCAAAACCGCTTTAAGACTATCAAGCTCTGCTCCGTGTCCTAGGTATCTCCCATCTTCGTTCCAAATGTGTCTGACTGTATCCGCACTTATACCAGCCCCCCAAGAGATGTCGTAAGCAGTAATGTGCAAAGCCTTGCAAATCTCCTTGAGCTTATTCCAATTCACTTCTAACCCACTCTCAGGTACTGATTGCGGTTTCCTGCCCCCAGTCAACTCTTCTATTATCTGCCCTATCCTTTCCCTCGTTAAATCCATATTCTCTGCGACTTCTTTCTTAGTCTTCCCACTCATAATTTGCTTGAGTATCTCGAGATTTCTCTCCCTTTGTTCCTTAATTACTTCTTCTTTTGTGTTCATTCTGTATTTCACTTATTACCTTATTTAAGTCTAGACCCAGTGCGTTAAATATCTTGCGTATTGTACCTGCTCTTGTCTTGGCTCGCAACAGTTCAAAGTTGTTGAGTGTGCCCCAAATCACTCCTGCCCTTTTCGCAAGCTCGTTCACACTTATCCCCTTCTGCATTCTGCGTGTTCTACATACTTTCGCAAGATATCTCCAATTCTCTCGAATCTGCGTGTCATCGACTTGACCAGGTCTAAGACCCAAGAATGACAATATTTTGTTGAACATATTAAATAGATATTAAATTAATTAACACAATAAATTGTTACAATCATCACAATCATTACACACTCCATCTTCTGGATAATCCCGCTCACTGGTCATATCCTCGTAATCCTTATAGTTTATTGGGTCTTTGATAAATTTCTCCCAGCAATTTTCTTCCTTCACCCACCCTGCATAGCCATTATTCACAAGTGTCTTCGCAATCATAAAAACTTGATCAACCCTAAATGCCACCCCAACCCAAATCAACCCATCTCTGACATCAAATTCATCACCCACCTTCCAATCAAACAAATCATTCTCTTTCATCATTCGTATTTTCTTACTCATATGCAAAATTGTTAAGTTAATTAGTTTTCAATGCCTTTAGTTTCTCTAATACTGGCTTCATATCTATCAATGCCTGCTTAGCAAGCTTCTTAGTCGCAAACTTAACAGACCCAGGCATATGAACACTCATAAAATGCCAAGCCCACTCTCCTTTAAGATACTTCACGCCATGCCAGCACCCACTCTCTGCAAACGCCTCCCCCTTATTCACCCTATCAGCATACTCCTGCAAAACATACTCATACATCATTATTTGTTGCCAAACCTCAAGATCGCCTTCATCAAGGTAGTCAAAATTCTGGGTTCTCTTATCGGAATCAACAGTGATCGTACCAAAATCCCAGCTTTCCACAAACTCTGCCTTCTTCTCGTCTATGAATTTGTCCCAGTCTTTCTCGTCTTCTACCCATTCAGCGTAGCCTCTTCTTATTAAATTGCCTACAGGCAACCATTGACGATACTCTCCATCCTCATACCAACTTACCTCATTATCCTCATTAACGAATGCTATATCCCCCACCTCCCAATCATACAAATCATTCTCCTTTATCATTCTGATTTTCCTACCCATATATAGTTGTTTTAAGTTATTTTTGTTATATCTGTTACCCAATTTGAACCCAACACAGTTTCGCTCGGAGGAAGACCACGATCCCCTCTGGGAGTCTTCTCATCAGGTCTCAAATAAAACATCGACCTTCCGCCTATATCACCTCTTCTAGAATAAACTATTTTATACACACTCTGATCTGCTTCTAACATTACTAGCGCCAGTACATCTGCATGAGATCTGTGCAAATAAGCAAAACCCCACCCGTCTTTTGGTTTATGCCCCACAGATGCACCTTTTACCCCACGTTTGAATATGCTCGTCTTAACTTCTACTGTGACACCTTCCTCCAAAATAATATCAGCACATCCAGAAACTATACCATTATTACCGATGTGTATCGCAAGCATTCCCTTTCTAAGTATGTCCGCACAAACCAAGAACTCCCCAAGTAAACCCCGCTTTATACGACCTTGAAACCTTTGTTTCATATATCAAAATATCAAATTAAAATGGTATTTCTCCCCCAGCATCTTCCACTTTCTCCTTGTCAGGCACATCGGCATCCGACATGTTCATTAGTTTCTCTATCTGTTTACTCGCCTGATTAATTGTATACTCGCTTGCAATTTTCTCCTTCTGCTCACTACGCAAATCTATGCCCTTCTCCTTTGCTAACTTAAGTATGAGATTTATCTGCTTCTCTGTCGCTTTTGGACTGTCTTTATTTCCTACATTTCTCATTTCATCAGCACTCGCTATACTATCAATAACACCTATCCCCATCATAGCTAGCGCTCTTCCTACTGCGCTCGTTTCTGCAACTTCAACCATGCTCTCTCCCTCGGGCCCCTTAGCGCCATTTTTGGACTCTGCATGCCCAGTGTAGTATCTTTCACCATTCTCTACATCTGGTGTCACTTTTGCCCTAGCTAAGACCCCCCTATCGGTAGTTTTAACGCTAGTCTCTATCCTCGTGTTCTGGTATGTCTCGTTAAAATATATAACCCTATCTTTAATCAGCACATAGTCCTTTCCTTTAATGTCTATGGCTTTTTCTTTTAATTCCTTACTCATGTTTTGATGTTTCAAGTTAAAAATGCTTTGAAATCGTTGTCCCCAACTGTATCAGTAAACTCTACAACGTAGTGATATCCCTTTGGCTGTACTATCGCAAGACTACTACCTTTCCATGTTATATCGACACTATCTAAACCTAACATCAACTGTTCCATGTCAAATGTAGACATCTTGACCTTCTTATCGTACCTATTCCACGAATTTATGGATTTCACCTCTTTCGCAAAGTTGTCTAGCAACTCCGCAACCTTCCCTGAATCTGTTTTCATATATTTGCAGTGTTAATTTATTTATGAGTATATGATCATAACACGCTGTACCAATCTTGTCAAGCGCTAGGTTTATATTCTTAATTCGTTTACTAGCTCACGAATTTTTCGCTCATACTCCTCTGCGTTCTTGGCGTTTTCAAGTATCTGCTTCTTGCGCCTTTCGTATTCTAGATATTTGTTCATGGTGGTAAGGATTTAATTTATATCTGCACTCATGATATCACTCTCATCCTCGGACATGCTTTTTACCTCAAACTCCTCAAGCTCCTCTAAGGCGTCCTGCGCCCTCATTTCACTCAATTGATACCCAGAACCTATCTTAAAGTAACAAGTCCCCGTTCTGCCGTCCCTAGCCTTGTACACATTCAATTCTAAGATATTTGACACCTGATTATTTTCTTTCCTCCTGTTCAAGATAGCAACCACATGAGATACATGGTTTAGATGTTTGCCGTAACTAAGTGGAGCCGCATGCCTACTTCCGCCGTCATAGGCTTGTGATTGTGTATACAAATTTACCTGACTCATAACCACAAATGTAATCCCATAATGAGCTGACAACTGCTTTAACCTACTAGCAATCCTTCGCATGACATCGGGTGCCTTGTACACATCTGCTACCTGCAATTCTTGGATATAGTCGATAAATACTAGCTGTGGTTTCTTTTTCATAAGCTTTAATGCTTCCTCTATTTGCTCAAAGAAAGCTATATCCCCAAAAACTCTAAATGTAGCCTGCCTTTTATACAAATCTTCGGTTAACTTATTTAGCTCATTATTGACTTTATCAAAGTACTTGTCCGCCTGATATTCAAACGTGTTCTTCCATATGCCAACACGCTTAAATAGCAATCTTCGTATGTATTCGTGTTTAGATAGCTCCGTGCTAAATACTGCTATCGTTGGTCTTTTCTTTCTCTGTAGAAAATTATCAACCATATTTACCATGAAATAACTTTTTCCGATACCTGAAATGCCTCCAATCGTCCACACCTGCCCTTTTCCGATTAATCCTGCCAACCTATCAAGCCCCTTAAAGCCCGTCTCGAATCCCACCCTGCGATTATGTTTAACATCATCTAAATACTGATATACTTCGGGGTAAATCTCGCTTATATTAGCTCCTTCCAATTCTTTTTCCATCTTTTCCTTCCTCCTGACCTCTTCTTTACTTGAGTCGATTATTTTCTGCAATAAAGCCTTTCTAGAATCCATTTCTAGCAGTTATTAATTTATTTAGGTTCTCCTCAATCATCCCCAACAACTGAGTTCTCCAATCATTCAGGGCTTGATAAGCCTCTATCTCCAAGTCAACTGATCGCTCCTGAACCCATCTGTAGAAATAATCCCCGTCAATCAACCTCTTGCGCTCCCGCTTTAGGCTTCGCTTAGCTACCACTAGCGCCTCATCTACAACCTTAAGACTTTTGTAATAGAGTTTCAACCTTTTCTCAATTTCTGTGCTTTTCATTGTATTTCTTTTCACATAGTTTATCGTATTTCTTTACATTTGCAAGCACTGTTTCTATATACTGCGGTTGATATCCTTGATCCAATCTATTTGCCTTGTACCACTTCCAAAACCTCAGCATATTCTCTTTAAAGGTTGGCAATCTGTGCTTGTTAGTCTTGGTTTTCGTTAGGATCTGTACAATGTTCCAGATCACGTTTCTGACACTTTTTCTGTACTTGGCGGTTGGGCAACCTTCCTTGAGATTGTCACCCAGAAATCCTTCTAGCCAATTTACATATTTGTTTCCGTATTCTTCGCTCTCTGAGGTAGTACTTTCCTCTGTGGTCTTTTTTTCCACTAAGGGTTGAATGTTAGTTGAATCTTCCCGCCTGCTAGCGCTTGCGCTCTTACCCTCACCCTTTGAGGGTGCGTTATTACTAATATTTACATTATCATTATCATTATCATTATCATTATCACCTTTTGACCCTTTCCTACCCTTTCCTACCCTTTTTTCAGAAAGGGTACCCTTTTTACCCTTTTCCTCCCTTTTCTTATCTGTGCTTTTTGGGGGTCTTCCGCCCATCTTGCCATACTCTCGTTGCCGTTTTATGTACTCTTGGTACTTATCTCTATCACGTGCCATGTACTGCTGGATGGGTAAGAAAGCGATACGTTCAAGCCTGGATAGTTCATACTCTTCTCCCTTCTGAAATGCTACTATTGCACGGAATATATTAGCCACCTGTGTGTCGTTTAGTTCCTCTAATACCTCTAAGGAGTCAAGATACAAGATAAATGATTTCTTGTTAGGCATTACAATTTGCTGTTAAATAAACTAAGACGGAAGAGCAAGGCAGCAAACTGTAATGTAGCCGTCAAGGCATACAAAAAGGTTTCCTCGCTCTCCCATCTTAATCTACTTATTGAAGTTTCTTTCACAGTTTGCTCTTTTATTTATTTCCACACCTAACATACAATATATTTTTCTACTTGTCAAGTACTCTAAAGGGGATATCCTACCGAAGTAGGATACCCTTTTAAGAAGACAGGCGGGCTAGGCTCTGTCAATAACAACGATGGGAGCTAATTACTAGCTACCTTTATATCGACTCTTAAAATCAACATCAAGGTAACAAGTATATAAAAGTTTTGCAGTGTTTAATTTGTGTTTGGTATTTTATTTATGAGCTGTATCTATCTTACGTTATCTCCTACTACCCGTCAAGTACCAAATATACAATGCTGTTTCCTTCCGATAGGGATTATATACTATTTGTAACTTTTAACCTTGTTGACTATATCAGTTAGGCTGCTGGTTTCATTTATGAAATCAAACATCCTTTCACTCCACCCTCCTATGTGATAAACATTAGCACCCTTTATATCAACACTGCCGTACCCTTCTAAATCTATACAGTATAGTTTACCCACCTTATCTTGTGCTTCTTTATATGCGTTATTCGCATTCCCTACCCAGCTCTCGTTATCAGAAAGGATTATAACATTTTGATATTTCTCCCCTGTATTTGTTATGTGTTGAAACACTAGGTCGGTATCGGTACCTCCACCATTTGCATTATCAATTATACTCTGTGCAATACCCAATGCGCTGTCAGTTTGCACGTATCTGTGGCTTCTTATTTCATAATCAAACATTACAAGCTCAGCACCATTTGCTTTTAGAAGTACAGACGCAAATATAGATGCAATGTCAATAGTTCCCTGATAAGTCATTGATCCTGACATGTCCACTGCAACCAGAGTGTTTCCATCAAGTTTTGGCACATTATCAAGCGAAATCTCTAGAGCCTCAGAAACAGCCTTAACCATCCTTTGGTCGTCTATGTGCTGATATGCTTTATAAAACCTAAAGGGTAATTGCTTAGACTTTCTAACCCTCTCAGGATCTGCAATAACACTGCACGCTTTCTCTATAGCCTTGTCATTGGCTTTTTCTAAGTTTCTTAGATTTCTTAATAGAGCCATATAGCCAAGTTTGTTTTCCATCAATAAATTGGAAAGAGCCTGCACAACATCACCACTTTTACTTGCCTTTGACTCCCAAGTTTCGGTGTTTTTGAGGTTTCCATTAACTATCTTCTTAAAGGCCTCATTGTGTTTGTCATCAATAGGCTTTGGGTGTGTCAGATTTAACAAGTCAACTAAGCTTACCCTTTTATTGTCAGCTCTATATTTAGCTAATTGATAAGGGCTAAACCCGTTTAAAGCCTGTGCAATACCCTTCTTAACCTGATTTGGTATAGGCTCACCAAGGTAAGCCACAATTTCAGTCAAGTCATCGGGGCGTTCCGCATAATCTGCAATTAAATTCCTAACAATTGATTTGCCTTTAGATCTTTTATCTCTAGACAATTCCCCAACTAGAACATGGAAAACGCTTCTTAAATGCATTTCTTTCCGTACGTACTTAGCCAATCCAACAACAAAATCATAATTACACTTTGGAATTAAATTGACGATACGGTCTATACGCTCGTCACCTGATTCATAAAACCTATTGGTTAGAAATGTGGAAATGCAAGAAAGGTATAACTCCTGCTCTGGTTTTAGATTAAAAGCCTCACCTCCTGCAAAATTTGTAGTACGTGTAGTACCAACGGTGTTAAACCTAGACATAGTACGTTGAGTTAAATTATTTGTTAGGGAGAAAATCGCAAACGGTGCTTTTTACAGAAGTAACCGTTTTGCTCACTGCCCTAAATTACTGTAACACAAATCGGAGAAAATTGCAAACGGTGCTTTTAGCAAGAAGTAACCGTTTTGCTCACTACCGACTCAACGTACCATTTAAGGTACGTTTTATGTTACAACAATTTTAAATTAAAGTCAATTAGCTTAGCTTTGCTTGTCAAGAATCAATGTAGCATTCCACATCTTATGCCCCATTTTGTACAGCTGTATATGCAAAATTGTCTCATTTTTGTAAAGCTCAGTTAGCAATTCTTCAAGCTCCTCTTTTGGCATGTAGTCTGTGTGTTTAATCTTAATCATATTGATTATTAGCTAAATTAAATAACTCCTACTCTCCCTCTGCACTATCCTGCTCAGGATTAATTAATTTAATTTGTATTAGATTGTTCGACATAGCATATCTTAGAGTACTGCTAACTCGACTGTACACTGTCGTACGAGCTACCCCATCTACCGACGTAAACTGTTTAGCCGTAATCTCTTTATTCAACCATGCTAGGACAAGCTCCACATCCTCGATATCAAACTCGTGTTTTTTATGCTGCACATTACTATCTATTTGTTTCGCTTGCTCTAACTTGCTAAGCTTTGCCATATATAAAAACTGTTAAATTATCTAGTGTGGTCAGTACGCTTAATTTTTATCATTATTTGTTGTCTTTTAATTCACTGGGCATCAATGTACTATATATCCTAGTAAAGTTCTCGTCTATAACTATAACCGCCTGTTTTTTGTACCATCCAAACCTGTTCATTATCCGTTCGAAGATACCCTTCTTGTGCTTTGGATATTTTTCCTCACGAACCTGCTCTAATTCTTTCATTGCATCTATTAAATCTTGTTCTGTGATTTTTGTCGGTCTTGCGAGACTTGTACTAATACTTGTTATTCCATTTTTCTCCATATTAATTATTCTTTTAATTTATT